TTCTCAGACGGAGAAATCCTCTGTTTATTTCGAGGCTTTTTATCAGGCGCTCATCACCTGCAACATGAACCCGACCACCGACATCAATACCGATTCCATGGTCAATCAGAAAAACGGAACAGGCTTCATTACCTGCATTACCGATACCTTTCTGCGCGGCACCAATCTCGACAACGCCGTTGTGATCCTGGATGAAGCGCAGAATTTTTCCGCCTCGCAGCTCAAAAAGGTGCTCACGCGCATCGGCAGCCACAGCAAGGTCATCGTGATCGGCCATGACAAGCAGTGCGATATGGAGCACCCGCAGCAGAGCGGTTTTCTGCGGTACATGGAGCATTTTCGTGGGTGCGAGCGCGCGGCCTGCTGTACTCTCACGCAAAACCACCGCGGCTGGATCAGCAACCATGCCGACGAACTTGAAGATTTATAAGGAGAAAGACTATGTTTGATTCTATCGTTGAGAAAATCTTTGACGCCATGCATTCCGCTGTCGGGAAATCCGACTCGGATCTTGAAATCAGCTTCCGCGTCACGGACGAGGACGGCAAGGATATTCTGAACACCCACAGTCCGGAGGAGTTCCGCGCCTTCCTGGAGAGGCTGAAAGCAGCGGCGGAGCAGCCGGAGAAAAAGCTCTGCGATCACGACTGCGCAACCTGCGATTCCTGCGGCGATGACGCGGAGGACGAATACGACGATTTCGACTACGACTATGACTACGGCGACGAAGAAGGCTGGGATGATGACGAGTACGACGATGATGACTGGGATGAGGATGACGAATATGACGAGGATGTTATCTTCGAGATCCCGGTTGCCGGCGTCGCGGCGGCCGCCGCACTGATCGGCAGCGTCGCCATGCTCATCCGAGCGCTCAGGAAGCGCTGAACATATTTGTCTCCCTCGGGAGGGGGGACCGCTTGCGGTGAAAGGAGTGACTCCCTCAGTCTGCGCCTCGCGTTGGATCGGCGCAGCCAGCCTTCGGCCCAGGTCGCAATCGAAGATTGCTCCCCGCTTTGGCTACAAACGTGCCCCCGGCACGTTTGCTTAACGCGTCGCGCCCTCGGAGAAGGAGCCTATACAGAGAACGAAAGGAGAATCCAATGAGCAACGTAATTTTGTATTCGACCGGCTGCCCCAAGTGCAAGGTTCTGAAGATGAAGCTTGACCGTGCAGGCGTCAGCTATACGGTGGAGGAGGACGTGGAGGCCATGCGCAAGCTCGGCCTCCTCTCTGCCCCGGCGCTCAGCGTGGACGGCGAGCTGATGCTCTTCGGCGATGCCGTCAAATGGGCGGACGGTCAGAAGGAGTAAACAGTGTATATACAGCTTAAATTGAACAAGGACTTTGAGCGCTGCCTTGAGGAGCTCAAGCGGGAATTCGGCGAGGATTTTGAATACCTGAACGGTCTCCATCCGTCTCAGTTGGACTACTCCTCTTTTATCGACAATTTCGTGGACAAGCAGACACTGGCTGATGCGAGCATCGACCCGAATGCCAACGCGAACCACAAGGATATCCGCTCGTTCATTACCGAAAAAGGCAAGCCGTCCGATAAGCTCTTCGGCCTCAACAAGATCTTTGTGGAGATCAAGAAAATGTGGGGGCTCCGCACCGCCAGGCAGTGGCTGCGCCAGGAATTCAGCAAGGGCTTTTACCTGAACGACAGCACCACAGCGTCATTCTTCCCGTACTGCTGGGCAAACGATCTGACGCGCCTTGCCACTGAGGGGCTTTTCTTTCTCAGCGGCTATAACAATGAGGCGCCGCGCCACCTCACAACCTACTTTGATGATGTGATTGAGTTCGTCTCTTTCCTCTCCAACCGCCAGAGCGGTGCGGTCGGTCTCCCGAACGTCCTGGTATGGGCGTGGTGGTTCTGGAAACGCGACGTTGAGGAAGGATACTACATGAAAGATCCTGACTACTACCTGCGCCAGCAGTTCCAGAAGCTCATCTACCGTCTCAACCAGCCGTTTCTGAGAATCGACCAGTCCGCGTTCACGAACGTGTCCATCTTCGACCGGCCTTATCTTGAGTCCCTCTTCGGCGGCATGGAATTTCCAGACGGCACCCTCGCCATTGATCATATCGAGGATCTGATCGAGTGCCAGAAGGTCTTCATGGAGGTCGTCAGCGAGATCCGCGAGACAAATATGTTCACCTATCCGGTGCTCACATACTCCCTTTTGTATGTGGACGGCAAATTCCAGGACGAACCTTTCGCCCGCTGGTGCTCCAAGCACAACATGCGCTGGAGCGACTCCAACTTCTTCGTCTCCGATAATGTCGGCGTGCTTTCCAACTGCTGCCGACTTCTCAGTGACACGCAGAAGCTTGACGCCTTCATTAACTCGATCGGTGGCACGGCCTTGTCGGTCGGCTCCTGCCGCGTCAGCACCATCAACCTTGTCCGTATCGCCTACGAGAGCGAGATGGATAAGAAGAAGTATCTGAAAATCCTGCGTCAGCGCGTCCTGCTGGACTGCAAGGCTCTCACCGCGATGCGGCACATTATCAAACGCAACATTGAAAAGGGGCTTTTGCCGAACTACGCGGACGGCGCTGTGGAGCTGGATAAACAGTTCTGCACCATCGGCGGCATCGGTATGTATGAGGTCATGGATCTCTTCGGCCTGATCAATACGGATGAGATGGGCTGCAAGAGTTATTCAGACGAAGCCGTGGAGTTTGCCACCCAGATCCTTGATGCCATGAACGAGGTCAAGGATTCCTTCGAGTGCGATTTCTCCTTTAATATCGAGATGATCCCTGCCGAAAACTGTGCTGGCGTCATTTGCCAGGCGGACAACCTGATTTATGAACAGGATAAATACTTCCTGTATTCGAACCAATGGATACCTCTGATGGAGAAATGCACCATCCAGGAGAAGTGTCGCCTCGGCTCTCTCTTCGACAAGAAGTGCGGCGGCGGCTGCATCGCCCATATCAACATCGAAAACCGCTTCCCGAATGAAGAAACGGCCTGGGATATGCTGAACTACGTGGCATCTCAGGGTGTGATCTACTTTGCCTTTACCACCAAGATTTCGGTATGCGCACATAAGCACGCCTTTATCGGGCAGCAGCACTGTCCAGTCTGCGGGGATCCAATCGCCGACACGTATGCCAGAGTGGTCGGCTTCTATACGCCCACAAGCAGCTATCAGAAGATCCGTAAGCGGGAATTTGACAGCCGTAAGTGGATGAATGTACTTTCAAATGATGGAGTAATGCAGTAAATGTGGCTTAAAGGTATCACGGACGAGGATTTTGTCAACTACAAAGTCCCCGCCCTTTTCATCAGCACGGCAACGTGCTCTTTCAAATGCGACAAGGAGTGCGGCAAGCCCGTTTGCCAGAACTCCGAGCTCGCGCAGCAGGATTCGATTTTCACCGATGACGACTATCTGATCCGGCGATACTTGAATAATCGCATCAACAAGGCCATCGTCTTCGGCGGCCTTGAACCCTTCGATCAGTGGCAGGAGCTCTTCCCGTTCCTGCAGAAGCTGCGCAATCAGTATGGCTGCACCGATCCAGTCGTTATCTATACCGGCTACAACAGGGAGGAAATCGACGGGGAAATCCGATTTCTCATGTCGCTTCCGAACATCATCGTGAAGTTCGGTCGCTTTATCCCGGATCAGGAGCCGCATATGGATCCTGTTCTCGGCGTAAATCTCGCCAGCGACAACCAGTACGCCGTTCAGATCAGTTAAGGAGGAGAATATGACAGACGCCGAAAAGCTTCATCTTATCTATCGGATCACCTGTGACTTCATGGAATTCGTGGATTACGACAAGAGCTCCATGGATGCGCTCACGACGTGTATCGCAACGATCCATGACTTCAAACCGCAGGAGGAGGCATAATATGCAGGAGCTTGTTTTCTACGCGATTATTTTCGGCATGATTGCCGTCACCTTCGCAACCAGACCGCGCTATCCACGCTGACTCCCTCAGTCAGCTTCGCTGACAGCCTTCGGCCCAGGTCGCAATCATAGATTGCTCCCCGCTTTGGCTACAAACGTGCCCCGGCACGTTTGCTTAACGCGTCGCGCCCTCAGAGAGGGAGGTAAATATGTTTAGGAGGTTTTATGAATTGAAAATCCGCATTAAATACTTTGACCCCGCTTTGCCTCGCATTCAGAAGCTTGACGTCGGCGACTGGATCGATCTCCGCGCCGCAAAGGATGTTCAGCTCTGGCCGTTCAGGTTTATTAAGCTTCCTCTCGGCATTGCCATGGAGCTTCCTGATGGATATGAGGCGTACGCCGCGCCGCGCGGCAGCACTTTCAAGAACTACCGCGTCATTCAGGTGAATTCTCCCGGTGTTGTGGATGAAAGCTACAAGGGGGACAATGACCAGTGGTTCATTCCGCTCCTGTCGTTCGGATTTCGCAAGATCAAAAAGGGAGACCGCGTCTGCCAGTTCCGCATCCAGCAGAAGCAGCCGGCCATTGAGTTTGAAGAGGTTGAGCATCTGGATAATCCGGACCGCGGCGGTTACGGCAGCACAGGCAAAAATTAAGGAGGGCATATGATGAAAGAATACAGATACGAAGACGGAACCGTTATCGAAGATCACGCCGGGGATAACAGCGCATGCGCCAAAGCGGCGATTCACGACGCTGTAAACCACCCGTCGCATTATACTACCGGGAAAATCGAGGTCATAGACTTCATTGAGGATCAGAAGCTGCCCATGCATCTCGGCAACGCAGTCAAATATATCTGCCGCGCCGGGAAGAAAGACCCTGCCAAGACGAAGGAGGATCTGGAAAAGGCCATCTGGTATATACGCCGCTATGTCGATCATGTCCTCCCTGGGGAGTCGTGAGGAGGCTTTTCATGAGTAAACAAAAACTCGCAAACATCCTCAGCGCCGTTTTCGGTGTCTGTGTGATGACGGCAGCCTTCTGCTCCGTCACAAGCGCGCCGGTATCGGTGCAGAAACTCTGGATCGGGTTGACAGGCTTCGTCTGGTTTGTCACCGTCTATATAAGGGGGTATGAAGAATGATATATAACGTCAATGACGACATACCGTTCGGCAAGCTGATCCTCTTCAGTGTACAGCTTCTGCTGTCCGTCTTCGTCGCCACGGTGCTCATTGCCAATATCTGCGGCGTCGCCGTGAGCGGCGCTCTCTTCGGCGCCGGCCTTGCCACGTTTGTTTATCTTGCGGTCACCGGCTGGAAATCCCCGATGTTTATTTCAAACTCCGGCGCATTCGTCGCGCCGGTGATGATCGCGCTGGCCGCCGGCGGGTACAGTGCCGTTGCCATCGGCGGCCTCACAACCTGTCTTGTATACTGCCTCTTTGGCTT